AAGGGTGGGACTGGCAGCCCACACCCAGGGCAGTTAGGACGTACCACGATTACGCACTGGACTATTGTACAACCACACAACACCCACGAGGTGAACACAAACAAGAAGGGACGGAGTTTGTTTGTTTGGGTTTTTATTTTTGTGATTTTTGTTTGTTTTTCCATTTTTCGGGCATTAAGCAAGAGAACGCACCACACAAACGAGGGCTAAGTAAAGCGGGAAGCAAGAGTTCCAATCAAATCTTTATTCTCCCACGAGATCTTTGCGATCTTTTTCAACCCGCCCCACACTGTGTTCAGGAAATTCTTAAAAGAGTTTCCTTCACTAGACAGCGGGCACTTCTCATTGCAATACTCCAGCATCTGAGGCCAATTCTTGTCTGCCGTGACCTCAGAAACCGGGAAAGGAGCGCTCCCTGCAGGACAGACCACCTCATAATGGATGGTCCACGTGATGACAATCACTGTGTTGGTGTTGGAACCAGCATACACCACAACAGGACGCTCACCGTACAAAGAAGGATTTGCACCCCTAGAGTACACATATTGCACAGGAGGGTTCATCAACAAGTCCTGCGGAGCCAAGCGCTTGCGCACGCAGATGCCTTTCGCAATAGGGTAACCGGCATCCAAAGCACGACTCATCAACTGAGCGTTTGACGTCTGGTCACCAGCATTTGCGCCAAAAGAGCGGTGATACGGGGACTGATACCCATACAAAATGCCACCAGCTGTCTCAGCAGGAGACGTCAGCTTAACACGAAGTATGGCTGCCGTCATCCGCAGCGAGGCATTATTGTAGGGGATCATCGACACCATTTGCGCATTCTGAGCGGACACACCAGTAGTGGTAACAGTCGTTTGACAGTACGTGCCCGTCAGAAAAGGATCCACACCAGTAATAACTGACACAGCTGGCTGCCCAGCAGTGTAAGTGTACCCATCCAATGTGATGATTCCGCCAACTGCATTACAGGTATGCACCACACGACCAGTCTCAACAAACTTGATAGACAGGTGACCATCCGCATCTGGTAACATTGCAGAAACCAGTTGGGGGCCACCCACCTCTTCACCGTCAGGATTGGTGATCATATTAGCTGCCAACACGGAAGCAGGCGAAACCGGGAAAGCCGGTGCCACCTGCGGTTCCATGTGTTTCCGTGTGCGGATAACATCAGACCTGTTTGGAGCGGACGGTGGGGCCATTTGGAAGACCCTAGGAATCCGCTCCTCGGAACCCATCAACAACACCTTAGGAGCACGCTCAAAGTTATTACGCGCAATTTGCGTNGCACGAGCTCTCTGGTTCGCATCCCTGTACCCAAAACCAGATCCACCACCACCTCTACCCTTCCTACGCCGAAAACCACCACGACGACCGGACATTTGGAACCACGTAGCAAAATACGTCCTAACCACTTGCTCGCTAGACGGGGGTTCGCCAAACCCCTCACACCGCAGGTGTGTGCTGCGTCCCCAAGTTACCGTCTACAGGTCATCAAATTCCAACGCCTCACGAGGGAAAGGAAGTTCCTGGATCACCACACCGAGCGCCGGGTCATAGTGATCAAGAGCAGAAATGACAGATTCAGCAACAAGGCTGCCATACCGCTCATGATAACTCTCCAAGCATCCAGTGAGGTCCACTGACACATCCTCAACCAATGAGACGTCCTTCCCAGGCATGCGGAAGAACCATGGCAAGCCCTCCAAAGTCAACACCTCTGGAGCGGTCAACTTGCCACATTTGATGACATCCTGCAGGAACTTCGTGATATAGTGATCAGCCTTGAACACTGGGAGGGCACCAAAGACTATGGCACTCAGAATATCACGAGGTTTTGATCTAGCGGCTGGTGACGTAGACCAAAACAGCTTCGGAAGACACTTGCAGGGTAACGGAGTGAATTGCATAGAAGGGTGATCATTGCGAACGCATGGGACGAAACGGCCTGACAGGAAAGTGGCGCCCGAAAGGCCAGAATCACGCGCTTTCAACACCTTCCCAAACTTCGCAAACGCCATCGTCGCATCATGAATAGAAGTGTGGAATTCTTGCTTAGAGCAGATGAGAGTATCATCACCTGCGCACAGAACCACAACATCCTTCTCAAGACGATACACAAATGAACACATGTCTCCACAGTCCATTGTGTTCCCCGACGACGTGTTAGAATCACCACTATTCCTACCCTCTGTCTTCTCGAACCGGACCTTGCACCTGGTAGCTACATTACAAGCAACCTGATTCTCCAGCACTGTTGAATCCTCGTTGGAGAGCCCCATCTCACGCATGCGGGCAATCTCATAGGCAGCCGCATACCGACCGAACGTGCCATCATACCCAGAGAAATCCTGACTCCGGAAAAACCGGTAGCCAAGATCGTACAGCATGAACATTAGCACACCAAGTTCAGACGGTGAACAGTGCAACACGCTAAGCCACGGCACCATCGACACTGGCAATTCACGGCGTGCAACTGCCATAGTGAGCTCGTACAAAGTGTCGACCAGCGGCACAGTCCAAGGACCCACCTTAGTGTGGCCATAATAATGGCGAAGAGCGCTAATAAGACGTGCAACTGTTGGCTCTGCAACCAATGTGCCATCGTCCTTCCTGGTGAACCCATAAACCTTCTCACACTTAAGGCCACCAAGACGCTCAAATAGTGCATTCACATAAGGGCAGTCCTCAAACTTTTTCAAGCTTGTTACACTAGTAGGCTGCAACCGGGACTTCCAGCCTTCGAAATCAGGCATGATCTGCTGATAGCAACACATCAGGAACTTGGAACTCTCCTGAGCGTGCACATGTGCCAGCAGAACCTTGTAGCTAACCCGCATCGCCTTTTCGCTAACAGGGAGCGTGATGCCCAACCTCTTGGTGATTGACTCAACCATAGCCTGTTGGGACCTCTTCAACATACAGGGGATCTTATTCGCCGTGTATGGACCAAGCAAGACCATGCTCCCAGGGGCATCCAGCACAACAGTGGGCTTCTCGAGCGCCTTCTCACTAAGTTCACAAGGGACATCAAGCGTGTCCATCAACCGCTGATCATCCTTGACTTTTGGGGGCCGGACATGCAAGCCTTCCATCTTGCACTCATCAATCTCCTTATCCTTCCCAGCAAAAGTCACTTGTTTGACGATGACTGGAGCGTCAAACTGATCGGGCATGTCTGAAGGGTATTGATCCGTCTCAACTGCTGCCTCTGAGTCCTTAGCCAACTCCTTGAAGGGCTTCAAATACTTTCGCAAGTACTTTGACCCTGGAAGGGTGGCCAACTCAGACCCCTTTCCCAAGAGGTACACTAACAGCATGAGGGCGCACACCACAACAAACACTGCAACCCCGACGAACGAAGTGAGGTACCCACCGGTGCTAACATAGGGGGTTGGCTGAACAGAGATATCCTCCAACACACGAGTGTCTGTCATCAACATCTGAGGCACCCAGTAATCTATGCGGCGAGCACGATCCAACAAGTGTTGAGACACAGCAGTAACCTCATCAACACTTGGAGGATTGTTAAACTTTGAGCGATAGCTCAAAGCATACCTGTGTGCTATCAGCCTCAGATTGACAGGAGTGAGGGCCATGGATTGCGCATAGACCTCAGCATCATGTGTCAGATCCCTATCAACCAAAACGGTGGACGTCGTAACTTGGCTTTCATCAATCATACCATGCACCAACCGGTTCACTATGGGCCCTGGCCCGATCATCGACAACAGCATGTCGGCGAGCGTTGACATCTCATAGTGTCTCAACGGCAGCGCGATGACTGGATCAGTCAAGCCCGTGCCCACGCACAACGCGCGATTGGCCACACTAATCCCAATGACTTGGCTAAACAAGATTGTATTCACTGAGAGTGTCGTACTTGCCAACCAACTCTCAGTACCCGGAACCTGAACACAACCATCATTCAACCACCTGCAAACATCATGGGAATACTTAGTGCCACCAATGTTGCTATCCACCCAATGGCCGTCGGCTGTGTAGACAGCATGGAGTTCAGCGGTAGCTCCATGCCCCCACAACTCAACTTCGCCATACCTCTCATGAAAAGGGTGTATAGCATGAAAAGATCGCCCACAAGTCGAACGCTTGATCGCGGCACACAAGTCTGAAGGGTCAAGGTACCACAAGGAAAGAACTGAGACTACCACATCGTACTTGGGCGCATGCTCAAGCCATGTGTTGAGATCCTCTTTCACAAGTATGACCCCCGGGGTCTCACGTTCACCCCGAAACTTGTCCTTCGCATCAGCGCTCGATTGGTCTCCAGGGCGCAACACATATATGCAGGAGACGTTTGGGTACAACTTTTTCATGTGCGCAGCACGAGTCATGTCACCCCCAATGTCCACCACCACGAGCCCCTTACCATTCCCAGGCGACGACGCTGCACGGTACACAACGTTAGTCATCTCCAACCGCGAAAGGCGAGCAGTGAAATGCTCACACACATCACGAGTGGAGTCCATGACGAACGTGTAACCAACCAGCCTCTCCTTCACTTGGGCTTCCAACCATCTTTTCTGGGACCCAGAGATATTACACTGTAGCTCCAATCGAGTGCTCCCTGTCCCAACGCAGATGGTTCTCTCGACTGCCGCCCCAACACCCACGCGGGCTGGGCCAGGAGGCGGACCCTGACGAGAGCTAACACGCGGCCATCCATGCTTTGGAACTCCACGAGCTGCTTGGGGAATGTAGGGTCGAAGACCCCGCACACCTTCAGCAACTTGTGGAGCTGCAACTTGGACTCCTCCTCTGTTATCAGGATGATGCGCATCACCTCCTGATCCAACAGCTGAGGCACCTTGGCTTTGCACGACGACATTCGT